GTCAGCGGGAATCGCGAGAAATAAACCGTGGGCGGTCGTGGGGTTCGGGATCTTCGACCGTTTACGGTCGACCACTTCCGGCGCTGGGCCCGTGGGCTGATCCTCGATTCCGGGAAGTCATGGACGCTCGAACCGTTTCAAGCGGCCTTCGTACGCGACCTGTTCGCAGGCTACCCGGAGGTATGGCTCGTGATCCCGGAGGGGAACGCGAAGACAACCCTCGCCGCCGCGGTCGTGCTGTATCACGCGCAGCACCGGGACGAGGCGATGGTGACGGTCGCCGCGAGCTCGCGCGACCAGGCGGAATGGCTCTACCGCGCGGCCGCCGGGTTCGTATCCCGGTCGCCCGCGATCCGGGGGCGGTTCCGGTGCCTTGAGGGATACCGGCGCATCCGGCACGACTCGAACGGGTCACGTATCCAGGTGTTCGCAGCCGATGACCGAACAGGGGATGGCGCGATGCCCACGCTCGCGCTACTTGAGGAGCTCCACCGGCACCGGACGCTCGCCCTGTACCGGACGTGGCGCGGGAAGATCGCGAAGCGTGGCGGGCAGCTTGCGGCTATCTCCACGGCGGGCGAGCCGGACGGCGAGTTCGAAGAGGTCCGGGCGCTCATGCGGGAGCGAGCTCGGACGAAGACGCGGCGCGCCGGGTTCTCGCGGTACGTGGCGAAGGGGTACGTGCTGCATGAGTACGCCGTGCCGGAGGATCGCGACCCCGACGTGATGCGGGACGTGAAGCTCGCGAACCCGCTCCGGTCCGTGACGCTCTCGGTCCTGCGGGAGAAATACGACTCACCGTCCATGCAACCGGGACATTGGCGGCGGTTCGTGTGCGGGCTCCCGGCGGGCTCGGACGAACAACCGATCCGGCCGGAGGAATGGGACCGGCTGCGGTCCGATATCGGGACCATCGGCGAAGGCGATGAGGTCGTCGTGGTGCCCTCGGTCGGCCACAACGCGGCGGTCGGGATCGCGGCGATGCGGCCGAACGGGGTGGTCGCGGTCGCCGCCGACGTGATCGAACCCACCGACGGGCGGTCGATCTTGGTCGACCTCGAGGAGCGACTCATGGAGCTCGCCGACCTGTACCGCGTGACCTCGGTCCGGCATCCGGTCGGTCCGTTCCTGCGCTCGGCCGACCTGCTCGAAGCTCGGGGGCTGCCCATGAACCCGGCCCCTCAGTCGCCCGCCGCGCTCGGCGCCGCGACCGGGACGTTCGACCGGTTGAGGCGCTCCGGGCTCCTGATCCACGACGGCGACCCCATCCTTCGGGCCCATGCGCTCGCGGCCGAGCTCAAATCTTCCGAACAGGGTGAGCGCTACGTCATCACGGACCGCTCAAGGGCGCTGGTCGCGGTCGCGATGGCATGTCATGCTGCGACCGTGATCGCGCCCACCCCGATCGTCGTGCTTCCCTCTGTCGGCATCGGATGACCTGGCGAAGCGCGCTCGGGCTCCCTCCGGCCGCATCCGAGGCCGCCATGAACGGGAACCGTCCCGACGCGTCGTTCACGGTCGATATCCCGCCGGAAATGATGCAGGGGATGACCGGAGGCGGGAACATCGAACCCCGGATATCCCGGCGCGAGGCATTGCAGGTTCCGGCGGTCATGCGCTCACGGAACATCATCGCGGGCACCCTCGCGGGCCTGCCGGTGCATGTGCGCGACAAAGAGCACCGGATAGTGACCAGCACGGGCTTACTCGAACAGATCGACCCCAATATCCCCAACGTCGTCACGTACGCCGAAACGTACGAGGATCTTCTGTTCGAGGGGATCGCGTGGTGGCGCGTGCTCGATTTCGGCTGGCACGGATTCCCGATCTATGCCGAGCACATCGACCCGCAGCGCGTGAGCGTTTCGGGATGGACCCCGCCCGTCAACGGGTCGACGCCCGCGATGGCGGTCGGCGGCGCGCGGGTCTACATCGACGGCTATCCGGTCGATGACCGGTTCGTGATCCGGTTCGATTCACCGAACCCGCCGCTCCTCATTCATGCGGCGCGAGCGATCCGGCAGGCGCTCGCGCTCGACAAGGCGGCCGCGCGGTACGCCGCGGAGCCGATGCCGCTCGGCTACTTCACGCCGAAGGGTGACACCCGGCAGAACGAGGACGATACGCTCGTGCAGAACCTCCTCGACAAATGGGAGACCGCGCGAGCTCGCCGCGTGTGGGCATACGTCGGCGGGGCGTGGGAGGCGAAGAAGCTGCAATTCGACGCCGAGCAGATCCAGCTCGCTTCGCAGCGCGACCATGCCGTCCTCGAAATCGCGCGGGCCGCTGGGGTCGACCCGGAAGACCTCGGGGTTTCCACCACCAGCCGGACCTATCAGAACGGCGAGCAGAGGCGGCAGGATCTACTCGACTTCACGCTGGCCGCGTACCGAACCGCGGTGGAGCAGAGGCTCTCCATGCGGGATATCCTCCCGCGGGGATACGAGGCGAAGGTGAATCTGGACGCGTTCCTGCGCTCGGACACGCTGACCCGCATGAACGCGTACAAGGTCGGCGAAGAGGTCGGCGCCTACACCCCGGCTGAGGTCCGGGAGCTTGAGGACCGGCCTCCATTGAGTCAGACTGCGACCGTGCCACCTGCGACGGTCCCGACCCCGGAAGGAGCGGCGAATGCCGGACCTTGACCTATGGGACGGGGCCGCGGCGATGGCGGCCTGCACGACGGCCGCCGACTATGGGAAGGTGTGCGCGCTCGATCGCGGCGCGTCGATCACGGCGCTGACCCAGCGGTTCGGGCTCCCGCATCATCCGAACCCCGACGGAGCTCCCGGGAACGTCGACCGGGACGGCGTGATCGCGGCGTGGAACGCGCTGAACGGCGGCCGGACCGGCACGCCGATGAGCGGCCCCGGGGTACCGGAGGCGCGGGCTCACCTTGAGGCGCACCGCCGCGCGCTCGGGCTCGGCGCCGCGGGCGACCCGCCGCGGCTGACGTTCGACGCGCCGGAGGTCTACGAGTCGTTCCGCGTGAACCCGGAACGGCGCACGATCTCCGGGCTGCTCGTTCCCTACGGGCCGGTCGCCAAGGCGAATTTCGCCAAGTGGCGCTTCACGCGCGGCTCGGTTCGGTGGGGCGATACCACCCGTATCAAGCTGAACCTCGATCACGATCACACGGAGCCGGTCGCGTACGCGACTCGGCTCGAAGACACGCCGCAGGGCGTCGATGGGACGTTCAAGGTGGCCCGCGGTCCGGACGGTGACAGGGCGCTTTCGATGGCCGAGGATCACGTCCGCGATGGGTTCTCCGTGGAGGTCGATTTCGATGAGGCGGACGGTTGGATGCCGGACCCGCACGACGAGGACGTACGGCTCGTGCGGCAGGCAAGTCTCCGCGGGGTGGCGCTCACCGCGTTTCCCGCATTCGATGATGCGCGCGTGAGCCGAGTCGCGGCCATGCGGCAGGGAGGAACGCGGAAGATGACGACGGACGAGACACTCGAAGCCGAAGGCAACGCGCCGGAGGCGGCATTCGACACCGCGCTAGAGCGGCTCGCCGGAAAGGTCGTGAGCGCGCAAGAGGCGATGGGCAAGGATCTGTCGCAGTCCATCGCCGAGAGCGTTGCGGCCGGGATCGGCGTCGCGCTCGCCGACATGAACGACGGCGGCACGCCCGCCACGGTCCGGGCGGCGCGGTATCAGGTCACGCGAGAGGAGCCGGTCTACCGGTTCGACGGCTCGGGCGAGTCGATCGTCCGCGACGCTTGGCGCGCGATCCATGAGCGCGGCACCGCGCAGGGCGACGAGGCATCGGACCGCATCCGGAAGTACCGGGCCCAATCTGAGGAGCTCTCGCGGCTCACGGGTCACTACGGCGTGCAATTCGCGCCGCAGACGACGGGCACCGCCGCGGGGATCATCCCGCCCGGCTACCGGCCCGACCTGTATATCCCGGATTTCAACAAGGGGCGCCCGTTCGTGGAGGCGTGCGCGCGGCAGGCGATCCCGAACGCGACGCCGTTCACGGTGCCGAAATTCGCATCCGTGGCGTCGGCGACCGCAGATCACGTCGAAGGTACGAACCCCTCCGACGGTACGCTGACGTTCGGCACGACGACGGTCCAGCCGCAGGCTATCTCCGGGCGGCTCGTGCTCTCGCGTGAGCTCGTGGACTCCTCGAACCCGGCTATCGACACGATCGCGCTGTACGAAATGCGCGAGTCGTACAACCGGCAGACGGAGGCGAAGGTTTACGCGCTCCTGAACGGTACGGGCGGTGCGGGCGGAACGATCACGTCGGGGTTCGTGCCCTCGGGCGCGCAGGCCGCGACGTTCGTCGGCTCCACGGGAACCCCGCCCGCGCTGATCGCGGGTATCCGGGCGCGGCTCGCGGCGTACCCGTTCGCGCGGTTCGCGTCGCCGACCGCCGCGCTCATGGGGCAGAACGCCACGTCGATCCTCGCGACGGCGGTCGATTCCACCGGGCGCCCGATCTTCCCGTACGTCGGGGCGACCAACGCTATCGGCGTCGGGAACGCGGTCGACGGCGGATGGATGGTCGACGGGCTCACGTTCCAGCCTGCATGGGCGGCCACGGGAACCACGGCGGGAGACACCCAGATTTTCATCTTCAACCGAGGCGATCTGTGGGTGTTCGAGTCGCCGCTGCTCACGTTCCGGTTCGAGGAGAAACAGGGCCCCGCGAACATCGAGTTGAACGTGTTCGGATACTTCGGCACCGCGCTGCTCCGGCCGGTCGGTCTGAGCGGTATCCGCATCACCTGATCGGAAGGAGCGAATATGGCAGCGATCACGGTCACGGCCCCGGGCACGGCGGTCACGCCCGCGGCGGCCTCCGGCGGCGGCGATACCGTCGCCGGAGGTCCGGCTGACGGGGGATGGGACACGACCTATCTCCTCGCGGTCATCGGTGCGACGGCGACAACCGTCACGGTCGACGGGGTTGCCTACGGCCCGTTCACGTCGCAGTCGGTCCTGATCCCGGTTCGGCGGTACAACGGGGCGAACGTCAACGTGACGTATTCGCAAGTGACGGCCGTCACGGTGGCCGCGTTCGGTCCGGCCACGCAGAAGACCTTCGGCCTGTAGGCGGGGCGAACGAACGACCTGAGGGAGGCGAACGAAACGATGGCGAAAGACGAACC